GATGACAGATTGTGAGACACCGCATCTTACTAAAGTTATATCCATACTAAAAGAAGAGTGGATGAGAAAGTACTTATTCTATTACGATCAAGGACTACTAAATAATAATCCTTTGTAAGTCTATTTATTATAAATAACTATTATGAGTTTAGATAAAGAAATATTTAAAGGAAAAACTCTATCTGATCTTTTTGGTGAAATCTACGACAATTCAAAAGAGACTAAAGGACAGGTAAAGTCATTAATAAGTGAATTAAAACCTCTCATTGAGAGTATAGGTGACGCAACTCTTATTGTTCCTATGATAAAAGAATATATGGAAATAGGAGTTAAGAATGACGATGCATTAGTAAAGTTAGCGACAATCATTCAAAGGATGGAAAGCGCTCAAGCTAAAGGAGATACTGGTAGTGACTTTGACTTTTCTGATCTACAGGATCTCTTAGATGAAACTAACGCATTAGAAGAGCAAGCAAAAGAAGTATCTAATAATTCTGCAGAAACCGAAGATGGCATTTAATACAGGACTTAAAACTTCCAGAAGAGGAGGCGGTTTATCAAGTACTACTGCTACACCATCCGGGCTTTATGGGAGAGTAGTAGATGTTATTATGGATGCATTTCATCCTAAATATAATGATTACGGTAAATCTCAAAGTCTAAATGGAGTATTTTATAGACCTCTAAACGCAGCAAGAGAAGAAGGAGAAGATCAAGATTTATCATTTGCTTATTGCGGTAATCCTAATATAAGGAGGGTCCCTTTAAAAGGTGAGATTATAGATTTAATATCTCAACCTTCTGAGAATAGAGAAGGAAGACCTAAAGCACAAAAAAAATACTGGATGACAATTTCACCATTATGGAACCATCCTCACCATAATGCTTACCCAGATACAATACAATTCGATGATCAAGAAAGTCAAGCGGACTTAGGAGAGTATTTTGAAGAAGTGGATAAAGTTAATCCTTTGCAACTATTCCCTGGTGATATTTCTATAGAAGGAAGACACGGTCAATCTATTAGGATGACGGGCACTAAGTTTGATTCCAACGAATGGATTGACGACAGTAATAATGGACAGCCGCTTACTATATTAAAGAACGGACAAAAAGAAGTTGGTACAGGAGATGAAGCAATAATAGAAAGTATTAATGAAGATAAATCATCTATATACCTTACATCAGATCATACTATAGATCTAGAACAAGCAAATATAAAGAGAGATGCTTGGAGTGAAGAACCAGAAGAAGCAAATAAATTCAAAGGAGCTCAGGTAATTATTAACTCTGGTCGTTTATATTTTAACGCTTATGATGAGCATGCATTATTCTCAGCTAAAGAAGGTATAGGTTTAAATGCTAAAACAGTAAGCTTAGACGGAGAAGAATATGTAGGGTTAGATGCTAAGAAAATATACTTAGGAGTAGCCGCATTAAAAAGAGAACAAGAACCTGTGTTAAAAGGAGAAACTACTGCACTATGGCTGGAAGATTGGTTAAGTCAATTTGAACAGCTAGTCAAAGGTATGGCTACTGCACCACCCTCCCCACCGGTATTTGTTGCTAAAGTAATCGCTTTATGTAACGCTATACTTCCAATTATACCTATTTTAAAAAATAGAATACCTAATTTGAAATCTAAAAAAGTATTTACTGAGTAATGGCATACGTTAATTTACCAGAGAGTGGAATGTCCGCAGGGATTGCTAAAATTGTAGGTAAACTACAAGGTAAGTTATCTGCAAATGTAATTGCTCAAACAACACAAATTTCCGACTCTTTTAGAGTAGCAGGATGTCCTACGTTGGGCAAGTTAGATCGACTAAAAAATAAACAGCAAAATTTAAACAAGAGTTTATCAAGCATAAACGGTAGGTTAAATAAGTTTAAAAAGCTACCTAAAACACTTAAAGTACCAGTTAAAGCTTTAAAAGTAATTATAAAAGTAATTTCTTCTCTTCCTATACCGCAGTCTGTTCCACCTGGATTTGGTATACCAATTAATATCACAGTTAAGTATGGAGATCTTTTAGTAAAACTGAAAGAAATGGTAAATCAGATAGATGAAATTATAACAGGTATAGAGGCGGTACTAGAAACTCCCACCTCACAGCTTTCTGCAATATCAGACATACTATCAGAACAGAATCTGCAATTTCTTCCTGCCAAGTATCAGCTCAAATTCAAGAAGATCTAAACAACGGTAACATAAATGAAGATGAGTTAAAAGATTTAGGTTTAATGGATGATGATGGTATTACTATTTTTTCTACTCTTGGACCTCTTTTCGTTGGTAATTCTACTTTAGATAATTCTGGTAACTTATCTAATATTAAAAGACTAGGTACTCAAGATGAAATAGACAACGGAGCAACAGACGTTGTAATAGCAGGTACAGGAACTGGAAAAAATGGAGCATTTACTAAATCAGATCTTAATAACGATCAGCAGGGTATAGATAGAGCTATTAAAGCTTTAACCGAAAGCCTAAGAAAGATAAATGATAGTAATCTTGGAACTGGAACTGGAGGTCAAGGAGGAAGTGGAACTGGAGGTCAAGGAGTTGGAGATACTTCTCAAAACGCTTTTAAAGATAATATTAAAAAACTACTAGACTCACTACAAAATCTTACACCAGAAGACAAAGCAGCTCCAGGATCATTTACATATACTGCTGAGAATGGAATTACATATGCTTTAGAGATAGAAAAAGACCCAACTTCACCTGAAATTGCACCAAGAAGATTTGGTGTTGCAAGAACACTAGATGAAGGAGTGGCAGTAATAAAAGGACAACCGTCTTTTAGTTCAGATACTGATGTACTATTAGATGAAGTAAAATTTAGATTAGATAATCAACTTCCATAATTTAACTATTTATATATATGAAACTCGATCAATTACGTAAAATCATACGAGAAGAAGTGCGAGCAGCTATTAAGGAAGAGTTACAAGAAGTGTTAACAGAAGCAGTAAAAGTTGCATCTACACCAAACTCACCAAAATATAGCCCAGCACCAGCACCAGGAGCAAGCGACTGGTCATCAGCTAAAAAACCATCTAAGCAGGAGTTAGCTGAAATGATAGGGCTACCCCCTGTACCTAAATCCACAAATTTAGATTTTAGCAACACACCAGCGGGTTTACAGGAAATGCTTAATATGACTAAAAGTCAAATGACAGGTACAGATTACAATAACATAGTAAATAATGCAGGAGCNTCTAAACCTTCTTTAGCTACCACACAGGCTGCTAACATGGGGATGACTTCTGTTGAAGCAATGCAAGGTAGTTTAGATCTATCTAAATTAGACTTCGTACAAAAAGCTAAAGATGTTTTAGATTTAGCTAATAAAAAAAGTAGCGGACAGCTAACATAGTATGCCTTTTGATGTTAAAAAAATAGACCCTTTAGATTTACAGCCTAGAAAAGCTGTAGGTGTAGCTTTGCCATTTTCTAGCAAAAGTGTATTTGCATCTACTTACCAATCTAGTGACGCTATTAAAACTAATCTAATCAACTATTTTCTTACAGCAAGAGGAGAGAGGTATCTTAATCCATTATTTGGTAATCAATTACAAAACTTATTGTTTGAACCGTTAAATGAATCAACCGTACGACAAATCGATGGGATAATAAAAGATGATTTATCCATATATTTTCCTAAAGTTGTACCAATAGACATATCAACAGTTGGAGATCCAGAAACAGGTACTATACAGTTTAGTTTAAAGTATAGAGTTACAGGAACAAATATAGAGGATGAAGTAATAATTAATTTCGAACAGTAATGGCTGAGAGTAGAGATATAAAATATATTAACAAAGAATTTGGTGACTTTAAGAATCAACTTATAGAGTATGCCAAAAATTACTTTCCTGACGCATATAATGATTTCTCTCCAACATCCCCTGGGATGATGTTTATTGAAATGGCGTCATATGTAGGAGATGTGTTATCGTTTTACCAAGATACTCAACTACAGGAAACTTTTTTGCAGCACGCTAAAAACCCTGCTAATTTGTACTCCTTAGCCTATATGATGGGGTATAAGCCAAAAATGACATCAGCTTCAGAGGTAGAGTTAACAGTAACTCAAAATATATCTTCTTTAGGTTTAAACTATCAACCTAACTGGGATCAAGCATTAAAAATTAACGAAGGTTCAGTAGTAAGTGCAGATGTAGGAAACAATCCAACTTTTATAACATCTAAACCAATTGATTTTACTTTCTCTAGTTCTTATGACCCGACAGATGTAAAAGTATTTTCCTTAGATGAGAATAGTAATCCAGCTGAATTTATTATATCTAAAAAAGTAAAAGCATATTCTGGCACAATAAATACTACAACTAAAACGTATACTCTAGCAGAAAAATTCGCTACAGTAAAAATAGATGAAGATAATATAATAAGAGTATTAGACATTACTGATAGCGATGGAAACATATGGACGGAGGTACCATTTTTAGGGCAAGATACTGTTTTTAGCGAAGAGCTAAACACAAACTTAGATAGTAACGTTGCTCCTAATAAATTAAAATTAAAAAAAGTACCACGTAGATTTGTAACTAGGTTTACATCCAAAGGTATACTAGAAATACAATTTGGCTCAGGGATTGCAGGTAGTAACGAAGATGAATTTTTACCAGACCCTTTTAGATTAAATAACAGTATAACAGATGGTACTGGAACCGGAGAGCTATACAAAGCCTATGACCCCTCTAATTTCTTATTTACCAGCACTTATGGACTTGCCCCTTCTAATACAACTCTAACTATAAGGTACATAACAGGAGGAGGAGTTGGAGCTAACGTACCATCTAACACTATAACCAATATAGTAACAGCNACCTCGACAGCTACAGACTTAACATATCAAGACACCTTAGCTTTTAATAATATAAAACCAGCCTCTGGAGGGAAAGATGGCGACAGTATAGAGGAACTAAGACAGAACTCTTTACGCTCTTTTGCAGAACAACAAAGAACAGTCACACTTCAAGATTATGCAGTAAGAGCGCTATCCTTACCCTCACGCTTTGGTTCAATAGCTAAGGTATACGTCACGCAGGCACAGCCTATAGATACAGGAAACAGTCTTTTAAGTAGTAATCCCTTAGCAATTTCACTATATACTTTAGCTTATAATAACGAAGGTAAACTAATTAATACTCCATATACGTTAAAAGAGAATTTAAAAACTTACCTATCTCAATTTATTATGATAGCAGACGGAGTTAACATCTTAGATGCATTTGTAGTTAACATAGGAGTTAAATTCGAAGTAGTAACACTACCTTCTGCAATTTCAAGAGATGTACTACTAGAATGTACCAACAGGTTAAAAGAGTTTTTTAACATAAACCGTTTTTCAATAAACGAACCAATTAACCTATCACCAGCTTATACTCTACTAGATGGTGTAAAAGGAGTACAGACAGTAGAAAAAATAGAAGTAATAAACAAAACAGGAGGTAAATACTCAGAATACGGATATGATGTAAAAGGTGCTACTAAAAATAACGTAGTATACCCTTCTCTTGATCCTAGTATATTTGAAGTAAAGTACCCAAATGTAGATATTGAAGGAAGAGTAACAACACTATAATATGGCAGTATATAGAATTTACCCCGAAAAAGATACTATTATCTGGTCTGAAGCTGATCTCGTTGGAACATATGGGAATGCAGGTAAAGATGAGATATTAGAAATCGGCACTTATAAAGATATAAATCAAGTATCAAATAAGCAAAGAACTCTTATACAGTTCAATTCAAACGATATCACTACTGCTTTGAACTCAGAAGTAACAGGTGAATGGT